ACATAAAGGAAATCATGACATTCAGTACAAGAGCACAAGTAATAACACGTCGTACATATAATAGACCAATTTCAGACGACGGAAAACAATTTGAAACTTGGCAAGATACAGTTGCCCGAGTAGTAGATCACCAAGAATGGTTGTGGCAGCGAGCTGCTGGACGTGATCTTGATGACAAAGAATACGCAGAACTCTATGATCTTGAGCAGTTAATGCTAGATCGTAAAGTTTCAATGAGTGGTCGCACACTTTGGTTAGGTGGCACAAACGTAGCACAGACTCGTGAAGCATCACAATTTAATTGCAGTTTTACACAAGTTGAAACAGTTTATGACGTAGTAGATGTTCTATGGCTGCTGTTACAAGGTTGTGGAGTAGGATTTAAACCTATTGTTGGTACACTAAACGGATTCTCAAATCCCATCAAAAACATTCGTGTAGTACGCAGCGAACGCACTGCTAAAGGTGGTCGAGAAAGTAATAGCGAAACTTGGGATTCACAAACCAAAACGTGGACTCTGCAAATTGGTGACTCAGCAGAAGCTTGGGCAAAATCTATTGGCAAACTACTGGCAGGTAAATATCCAGCAGATACATTAGTGCTAGACTTCTCACAATTACGTCCTGCTGGCGAAAGGTTAAAAGGCTATGGTTGGATTTCTAGTGGTGATAGTGCTATTAGTAGCGCTTATGTTGCTATTGCCAATATTCTTAACGGTCGTGCTGATAGCTTACTTAGCCGGATGGATATTCTGGATATTGTTAATCATCTGGGCACTATATTATCTAGTCGTCGTAGCGCTGAGATCGCCCTCTTTGATTACGGACAACCAGAATGGGAAGAATTTGCAGTAGCTAAAAAAGATTGGTGGTTACATAATAACAGTCACCGTCAGCAATCAAATAATAGCCTAGTATTCAAAGAAAAGCCGCATCGCAGCGATCTAGAAAAGATTTTTCAACTAATGTTGGAGGCAGGTGGAAGTGAACCAGGTTTTATCAATGAAGTTGAGGCGTTACGCAGAGCCCCTTGGTTTAAGGGTGCCAATCCTTGTGTCGAGATCTTGCTTGGAAACAAAAGTTTCTGTAACCTTACGGAAACGGACATTGGCAAGTTCAAGGGCGACACCGCAGGGTTACACAAAGCCATTAGACTGGCGGCTAGAGCAAATTACAGACAGACTTGTGTTAACTTACAAGATGGTATCTTACAAGAATCCTGGCACCTCAACAATTACTTCTTGCGTCTTTGTGGAGTCGGTCTCACGGGGATCGCTAAGCGTCCTGATATGACTGGCTATGACTACGAGTACCTAAAGCGTACTGCAACTGCTGCAGCTGTAGGTATGGCTGAAGAACTAGGGTTGCCAGCTCCTAAAAATATTACTTGTGTTAAGCCATCCGGTACCTTATCAAAGATCATGGATACTACAGAAGGTATTCATAAGCCGTTAGGTAAGTATATTTTCAATAATGTTCAGTTCTCCAAGCATGACCCTGTTGTTGATAAACTTCGCGAAGCTAACTACAGGGTAATTAATCATCCGACTGATGATAGTGGTGTATTAGTAACTTTCCCAGTTGAGTGGGCAGATGTTCCTTTCCACAAGTATGACGGTAAAGAAGTTAACCTAGACTCTGCCATTGAACAACTTGAAAAGTATAAACTAATTCAGACCAGTTGGACACAGCAAAACACTAGTGTAACAATTAGCTATGGTACAGAAGAAGTACCTGCTATTATTGACTGGTTACTTGAAAACTGGGATTGTTATGTAGGCGTTAGTTTCATCTATCGTACAGACCCTACTAAAACTGCCAAAGACTTAGGTTATCTATATCTTCCGCAAGAAGTAGTAACCGAAGAAGACCATAATGAGTATGTAAAATTACTCTTAGAAGTCAACTTAGAAAACACCAACAGCTTCGATGAAATTCTAGATGCTGAGTGTGCCACGGGCGCGTGCCCAATTAAATAACCCTTTATCTATATAAACATGAACGATATTAAATTTACCTTAACCGAACTTTCCGTTGACGAAATAAACGCTATTTTGGCTGGTTTGCAAGAGTTGCCTGCCAAAATTGCTAATCCTCTTTCACAAAAAGTTCGTGAGCAAGCTGAAGCACAATTGCCAAAGCAAGATAGCGCTCCACAAGCTGCTACCATGCAATAAATTTTGCTGTAAAACAAAAAGCCCCTAAGTAGCAATACTTAGGGGCTTTTTTATTAGCCGTCTGAACTTGATAAAAATACAGCTGCAAACTCCAGTGTTTTTGAATCGGTGCGCTCACGCATGATTTGGTCTCGTTTTTGACGGCTCCATGAGAAACCGCCATCACCACCCCATAAATCCCAAGCTACACGACCTTTTGACGGAAAACCTTCTTCGCCACTATTAAACCCAGTAGCTTTTTTGTCTACCTCATGTCTGCTAAAAAATGAAAACATTCTTAGCACAGTTGTAGCCGTTAGTGGGTCTCGGTCTTTTAGCTGATTTGCTCGTGCAAGCCCAACTAAGGTACCGCCCGGGTTACCTTCTTCATGCCATTTTAATGCACGTCGTGCGGCAGTAGCCATGCCTTCTGTTGGTGTATATGTCTCTGCCATAATTTACCTTTAATTTCTATAAGCCATAATAATTTGTTTACACATTTTACTACGTACAATGTCTTCGTCTAAGAACCTAACAATTTCAATGCCAGGAATGCCCGTTAATCTATTTACAGCATCTGGTAAGCCACTATCTGCAATATCAGTTTGGTCTGGATCTCCAGAAAGGATAACTTTACAGTTTTTACCAATTCTGGACAATAACATTTTAAACTCAGTTTTAGTCATGTTTTGAACTTCATCAACTAAAAGGATGGCGTTTTCAAATGATACACCGCGCATAAAACCCAACGGTTTTGGTTCGATAGCTTTAGATTTTAGAGCGTATTCGTAGAAACCTGCGCCAAGCGTGCGACTGAAAACTTGGTCAAATGGATCTAAGTAAGGAGCATATTTCTCCTCTAATTCTCCAGGCAAGAAGCCTAAACCTCGCCCTGTCTCTACATTAGGTCTTGTTAAAATAATTTTTTGAATTCGTCTGTGAAATAACTCGCCAGCAGCATATGATGCTGGCACATATGTTTTTCCAGTACCTGCTGAACCTATACCAAATATAATCTCATTATTTTTGATTGCTTCTAAGTACTCACCCTGAATATAATTTAAGGGTTTAACATCTTTGAATCCAAACTCAATAGGATTTGGTTGAGTTTGAGATCTACGAGCTTTTTTTCCTGATGAATTTGACATACTTGCGCCTGGTTGGTTAGTAAAACCAGGGCCTAAATAAGCCCTGGGAGCTTATTTAAGTTACTTCTTTTCTGGAACTTTAGTACCTTCTAGCTTTTTATGCTGTTTAACTTCTTTACAACTTTGTTTTGGATTGCCTTTAGCATCTTTAGCAACTTTGCCGTCTTTATCTTTAACATCAACGCATACCCGTTTAGTTTCTGCTTCCGCAAGTACTGGGTTGTTTAAAGTTAGGAAAGTAACTCCTAGAACTACGCATACTGAATAAAATAGATTCTTCATTTAGGTTCCTTGGTTGGTGCAAACTTTTCGCTTGCGGTAAATCCTATTCCTGCAATTACAATATACATCATAGAATCAAATAGTTTTTGATCTACTGTGTAACCATATACCATTGCTATAAAAGCGCCAGCACATAGTAAAAAAGCAAGAAAAGTAATTACACGTTTACTGCTAATGGCAGTATCATCGGATAGCATAGCTTTTAAATTATTCATTTAAATCTCCGGTTGGGGCGCTTGTACGGGTGCTGGTTTGCCGTTAATCATAATAATGTTGGCAGGTGCAGCAGTTGCTTGCATGGGTGCGTGAGTAAATGCCGGTTCAATTTTAACAGGATTTGCTTTGGCATAAGTATTTGAGTTTTCTTGTGCTTGTTTAATCATGTCCCGTTTCATATCCATTTCTTCTTTACTGCCACCAGCAAGCATAATTCCACTTAATGTACCTGTTAAAAAGGTAGCAATTGGAATAATCATTTCAAAAAACTTTTGGTCAATTGGGCTGATTGCATTTAGTGGCTGAGTAATAAAAATAATTGAATATAAGACTACAAACACAATACCAGTTAGGGTAAGGGCTAAGCAAATACCAATAAAAAATTTAAGACGAGCCATTAGCTGGTCTTCAGTAAAGATAATTGAATTATTTTCCACAGTTTGTTCCTTGTATTGGTGCGGTACATTGTGCTTTTGGAGCAACTTCTACAGGACCAAGTCTTGGGTCACGTTGACCCTTAAATATATGTTCTGGACAAGTACGGGTAACATCACACTTTGGCAATTTACAAAAGTCTTTGTTCCAGTTATCTGGGTCTTGGCAAGGATAGCGAAAACTTTCTTTGCCAAAAAATGCTAGTGCTACTGGTAATGACAGTAAAATTACTACCCACTTAAATAGTTTTAAATCGTTATGCATTATTTTCCTTAGTGTTTTAAGTACCACCACATTAATAAAAGAGTTATGGCTGCTGCAACTAATTCTGCTAACCAGACTATTAACATTGCTGGCCAAAATTTCATTGATAACAACCAATCACACAAAGACTGGGTAGTTGTTGGTTCTTCTGTTTCCATATAGCTCCCTTCAACGACCTAAATAAGTTGGTGGTATTGCATCCGTGCGCTGCTGAACTTCTGATTTAGGAATCCATCCTGTTCCAAGATGAGGATATTTTCTAATACGATCTTCTACTATAAACGCAAACAATATTCCAACACTACAACAAACAGCAATTGCTATTATACCCCAAACAGCTTCTGAGTACATTTTACGCATCATACGTTTTTTACGTTGCGCATACATGTGATCTTCACGCATTTTTTTAGCTAGGGCTGTTGTTTGTTC